TTAAACTTTTCGTCTTCCATGTTAGTCCTATACAAGTTTGTCAATCTCGCGTTTTAAATTGTTAATCTGGATGTTCATTGTGATCTGCCGCATCCTGTATTCATAAATCTCATACTCATACTGATGAAACTTCTTCACCGTATTGTCAATCTGCGCCTGCAAAGCGTGTTCAGCGTTTTGCTTTTCCACCCTCTTTATAAACAGTTCCTGTTGCACCATTGCTTGAGGCTGGACGACTGGATACCACTTGTCGTAACTGATCTTCATTTCTTTTCACGTTTAAGCGCCTCTTCATACCCACGCAAAACTAACGCTCTGGCTTCTGCCGAATCTGCCGTACCCGCCCACATAGGCAGGTTGTTCCAAATCACTACATAGTCTTCTGGTTTGCAATACTGAGCATTGTTCTTTAGCCACGCAATCATTTGCTGATGGCGCTCGGACGGGTTGTGAATGGTGTAGCCAATCCCATAGAACTCGCGCACATGGCATCCATTCTTGGCTACGGCTCCAACTAGCCCCAACAGCAGTAACAGGATAAGCCAACGCATTTATCACACCATACTCCATGCAATTATGTACGTGCCATAGATGACGAAGGCCACTAAACAGGCCGCCGCAATGAATGCTTCAGCCCAGTCCCACATTACGCTGGCTCTGGTATTTTCACCTTGGCTGTTATGACTGCTGTCGAGGTGTCCCGATCAATTGTCATATAGCCTTGGCAAATGATGTTGTAGTCTATCCCATTAGCGTCTTTTTCGCTTTTTACTGGGGTGGCGATGTCAATGTTCTTAAACAGAAACTCTTTGCCGTTTTCAAAGACGCGCCAGACATGATCCATTGAACCGCGACCAGCTTGACCTCGGCTTTTATTAAATCTAATCTGGTACGTGTTCATACAATCTCAGCAGCGGGAGGAATAGCGCAGGCTTGCGGTTGATGGATCACAGTCAAGTTAAAATGCACAAACTTAATTGGCAGGTCAGACGCATGGCGTGTAAACGAGTGCATCAACCATGAGTTTGCAAAGATCATCATGCCGGGCTTTGGCGTAAAGTTAATTGCTTTACTAGCAGGCGTGGCCATACCCGTGTCTTGCTCTGGCAGATCAATCTGCACCTTGGCCGCACGAGGGTCGTGGAACACAACGCGAGAGCAATCTTCTGGTGTTTCAAGGAAATAAAAGCCAACAATCTGTGAGCCAAAACCGTGAACGTGCGCGTCCATTGCAGAGTGCTTGTGATGCTCTTGTGTCCACATCTCTGTAAACTGCACTGCCTTGTCCTGCATGGCAAAGCCTTGTTCATTAAGGATATTCCAAGCAGTAGCGCCCACAAACTCCGAAAACCCAGCCATACGAGAATCACCAAAATAATTACCCGTCATGTAGACTGGGTAAATCTCATTAAGAGTCTGCGCTTTCTTGGCAATATCAAGGGCTTCTTCAGAGACCGTATTGACAGCATCCAAAAAGTCGGGTCGCTCAATGATATAGATTGGGCACGGGAAATGGTACGCAACTTGAAGCTGTGTGTTTAGCACAACTTGAGCCACTGACTCAGCGGCTTTGCATACTTTTTGTTTTGACTTTTTAGTGGCGGTCTTGGCCATGGTTCTCTCCTTGGTTGATTGGGCTATCAGTTTACAACCTGAACCCACTGCCAAGCAAGAAAATCAAATTTATATTGATTATTGTCAGTGGGGTGCACTGGAGTATCTTTCCAATTATTGTCCGCGCCGCACCAGAATGTAAGGATTCCATCTTTTAATTTATCCATATCTGGTTCTGGACGAGGAATTGGTGGAACCATTTCACACAAAGCTTCGTCAAATGTCCATGCTGCCCAGTTTTCGGCCTGTTCACGGCTTCTAAAAGCAGTAATGACGGCTTGTTGTTTGGCCGTTACTTCTTCGGCAGACATATTCCGCAAGTCCCACACATCCGCCCACACGCCATCAACTTTGGCATACGTTGGCTCTTCACTAACTAAAACTTGATACGCAGATGGGATAGGGCGCGGGACACGATTAAAGGGCTCCCAGTGTTCTGGGATGGAACCAAAGGCCGCGATCAAATTATCGTCAAAAGCAGGGTGATTTTTAGTCACGCCATTTTCAGTTTCAATATAAAGGTTCATATTTTTTCCAAAAAATTAAGGGCCAACATTGGTTGATGGGAAGGATGGCGTACCACGTACCCCAGCGACAGCCCAAACAATTCGAACAGCGCCAACACCGCCATAACCGCCACCGCCAGATGAGTTGCCGCAATATTTATATCCGCCGCCACCGCCACCGCCATAAACACCACCATACGAGCCGCGTGTACCACCACCGCTAACAGGGCCTCCGGACGTACCGCCGGAGCCACCGCCGCCTCCTGCATATCCTAATTGGTATCCATCACAACCAAAAGAACCCGCAGTGCCAGAAGCGCCTTTACCATAAATTCCAACGCCGCCACCGCCTTGTCCTGATACGTTTACAAATCCTGACTTTGCGCCGCCGCCAGCGGCTCCAGAACACGCCGCCGCCGCGTTGCCTATGTAACTACCGGAACCAAACGCGCCGTTTCCAGAATAGCCCGCCGTACCGCCACCACCGGCACCAGCGCTACCGTTTCCATTGCCGCCGTTATAGCCAGAAGCTCCTGAGCCACCATAAGAACCACCTTGACCATTATCATTAGGTTGGCCTTGAGTGCCACCGCTTGCAAAAAGGAAACCGTTACAGTTAAAGTACGACCTGCCGCCGCAGTAAGGCCCGCTACAAGGTACGCCGCCAGCGCCGACAAAAACTGTGTAGCCGGTTCCGGGGTTAACGGAAACACTGTTTTTATACATTAGGCCACCGCCACCGCCACCGCCACCAGCGTTACCGCCTGCACCACCTGACTGACATCTAATACCTCCACCAGCACCGCCGCCACCAATTGCAAGAATAGCAACGGAACTGATACCCGCCGGAGCAACCCATGTGTATGTTCCAGCAGCGGTATATGTAGCACACGAAGCTACAGGCGTAATGCTATTTGATGCAGAACTACTTGCGCTGTTGCCAATTGCATTGGTTGCGTAAACAGTAAATGTATAGCTTGTATACGTTGTCAAACCAGACACGGTAATGGTTCCCGAACCAGCAGTCGAAATAGACCCCGTAATACCGCCGGGAGAAGAAACAGCGGTGTAAGATGTGATCGTAGAGCCGCCATCACTGCTAGACGCTGTATATGTAACAGTGGCCGATGTTGCACTAGCCGCTGTAGCAGTACCAATTGTTGGTGCAGTTGGAACGTTAGCTGTCGTTACGCTGTTTGAGGCATCACTAGAAGGGCCAGTACCCGCACCATTGGTTGCAGTTACTGAAAATGTATACGCTGTACCAGCAGCTAGGCCCGAAACGCTAATTGGTGAAGACGCGCTTGTTCCTTGAATACCGCTCGGAGATGAAGTAGCTGTATATCCTGTAATTGCAGCACTACCTGTTTGAGACGGCGCTGTAAACGGCACTGAAGCAGTTAACGCAGATAATGATGCCGTACCAATAGTCGGTGCGCCGGGGCTAGTTGGCCAGATACCTTGCTGTTTATAAGACTGGGCTTGATCTAACGTCCAAATACCTTTGGCTACTGTAGCTGTTGGCGCTGTTGGATTCTGCGTAATAAAGCCACCGGGGTATTGCTTAATACTCATTAAGACGCTCCTACGTTAGTTGATGGGAAGGATGGTGTGCCGCGAGAGCCACCTTTACACCAGACAATTCGGACTGCACCAGCGCCACCGTTTCCACCGCAGTATCCACTGCCAGCCGCATATAAATAATACGATCCGCCACCGCCACCACCGCCATAAGCGCCGCCATTTACACAGCAGCCACTAGCGCCGCAGGAGCCGCCGCCACCGGGTGTACTGCTGTACGTACTAGCACTTGCGGTGCCATTAGCACCTTGACCGTAAATACCAACACCGCCACCGCCTTGACCTTGTTGGACAGAGAAATTGACAGTCATAACACCACCGCCAGCACCGCCCCCGCCAGAGCCACAGTATCCTGCTGGGTGACCATTACCAAAACGTGCGCCTGCACCGCCAGCGCCAGAATAGCCAGATGCGCCACCACCGCCGCCACCAGCGGCGATACGATAATCCAAAGCATTGACTGAATCACCGCCTCTACCACCGGAGTTTCCTCCAGTACCCGTATATCCACCGCCGGAACCGCCACCGCAAGGAGTGCCTACGCGACCATAACACCCACCAATTCCGCGCACTGTAGAAGTGTTAATGAAATACGAAGTTCCGCCAGCTAAACCGTTTGAGTTTTTACCAACTTTTGTCCCCGCTGCTCCGACCACAACGGTGTAGGAATTACCGGAAGTAACAGATTGGGCATTTCTATAGCCTAGACCACCGCCGCCACCACCAGCACCGCCGTAGTTAGAACAGCCAACGCCTCCAGCGCCGCCGCCACCGCCACCTACAGCAACAACAGCCACAGAAGTCACGCAAGACGGAGCAACCCATGTATAAGTACCGGGGGTCGTGTAGGCCACGCAAGTTGGTTCAGAAGGAGTTACGCTGTTACTTGCAGAGCTTAATTCACTATAACCAGTTAAATTGGCGGCTCTAACTTTAAATGTGTATGACGTACCGTTGGTTAACCCGGTTACTGTTAATGGAGAAGACGCGCCAGAAGCAGTGAAACATCCGGGCGTAGAAACGGCTTGATACGTAGAAATTGTGGATGGGTAACCCGTATACGCTGGAGCAGAAAATGTTACTGTAGCCTGCGCGTTACCACGAGTTGCCGTGCCAATTGTTGGCGCATCAGGAACTGTGGGCCAAACACTAGCGCCCTTTGCCTGCATTTGCTGGGCACGTGTCCAAGTCCCTGACGAAGTTTGCGTAGCCGGTGGTGTTGCGGATAAGACCCCGCCTTTGTATCGACTGGACATTTTTAACCCCTATCAGGAAATTACTTCATAGCTGATGCTGTATGTAATGCCACTGGACGTTCCAGATGTAACAACAATTGACGAACCTTCCATCAAATAGATGGCGGTTGTTTTGTCTACAACAATCAATGACGCATCTGCGGGAACTGATACTGTAGACACAAGGGGGTAAGCCGTACCGCTGGATGGGGCAGAGCCTTGAGCCACAGCGCCGTTAGTGTAAATAGATACTGTAGTATCTACCGCAGAAGTGCCGTTCACATTAGCTGCAACAATCTGATTGATCTTGAAGACCTGACCGCTTGAAGCTGCGTTAGGCACTAACACCACGGCAGTGGTAGCACTGGGCGTTAAATAAGTTGTTGTGCCGGAAGCTGTGGTCGCGGCTAAGAGATTTGGGTTGGCCATGTTAGCTCCTTAGAATCCGAAAATAAATGAAATCATTGTGGCTTTGGCTTGGGATACGCCAGAAACCGGAAGTGCTTGGAAAGTGGGGGCTGCTCCAGAGTTTGCCGTTAAAACATAGCCTGCTGTACCCGCTGCTGTGGTTGCCAATGCAGTTGTACTGGCTGCATAGGTTACACCATACTGTGTAAACGCACTAGCTTGTCCTGTACCGCCCGATGAAGCCGCAACTGGAGTCGTAGCTGTCAGGGTAGTAAACGCACCAGCCGCAGGAGTGGTTGCGCCTACTGTACCGTTTAACGGGCCGCCAAAACCTGTGGATGTCAGCGTTGTGCCATTCCAAGTCAGGCTAGAAGAAGCACCAAAAGCGCCAGCGTTGTTAAATTGAACTTGAGTGTTAGAGCCTGCTGGCAGACCACCACCAACATTCACAAAGTCAGATCCATTCCAAGCAATAATTGCCCGTGTACCCGCAGCTACAGTTACACCAGTAGTAGGAGATGTAGGGCCACCACGCACTGTGATTGCATAACCACCAGACGTATCATTGATAACAACGTAGGTCTTAGACTGCTTGGGAGTGTTGATATACCGCAGTGCTGTTCGTGCACCCGTACACAGGAGAACTGCGTACTGTGAGCTATTGGCTGTTAAACCCGTGCTTGCGTAAGTACCCTCTGTAACAGTTAAATCAATGTCTGCATCAGTTGTAATTGTCTGCGTACCCGCCACCGCAACGTCCACAATTTGGGAGATGGCGTTATTAACGGTGTCGCCCCATTGCCCAGACAGCGTGCCCTGTACTGGGAGGGTTAGACCTATAAGGGATGTCTTTGCCATTTAATGCTCCTACTGTGTAGAAATTTGTGTCCAACCGGGCGATTCCGTTGTATCAACAGCAGCCCAGCCCGGTGTTTGCGGATTGCTGATATTTTGCCAGTTTGCGACCTCTGTGTCATCAATTACTTCCCACAAATTACGCCCACCGTTTGTTTCTGTGATTGCCATCGTTTCCGACCGACTTACCGGATAGTTTGCACTGCCAGTATTTATATCTGTAATTGCCGTAGATTCAGTCAAAAACTCTTGGTAATACGTGCCAGCTAATTCACTGTCTGCAAGGGCCATCGTTTCCGTGATGGTCATAATCAGCACAGCTACCTGTGCTTCTGCTATTGCAATCGACTCCGATATATCACCCAAGAATGTAGCAACCGCCGCCTCTACACTCACAATTCCTAAAGAATCCGACACACTTTCGTTGTAACTTGTCTGCGCTGCGTTTTCATCTGTAATTGCCTGACTATCCGCCACACTAGCGTTGTAGTCGGTTATTGCCTCATTTATATCAACAACAACCATTGTCTCGGTAACAGACCCTGCAAACGCCCCATCAGCCGCCTGATCTTCGGCAATAGCGGCAGACTCATCTACCGCCACATTCATCGTCAAAGCTGCGGTTTGAATATCCTGAATGCCTGAAGTGCCGCCCCACAAACCAGAACCCCAAGTATCCGCGCCCCAAGCAGTGCCGTTTGTTAAAGACTCCGTAACATCTACATCAATCAAAAACCCAGCAGTTGGGGAATCAGCAAGTAAAGCGGTTTCAGTAACGCTGACAGAGAAAGTTTCTCCCCCGCCCCATGCGTTATCACCCCATGCGCCGTCACCCCAAGCTAACGCCATATCAAGTCAATGTTAATGTGTATGTAACTGCAATTGTGTCGCCATTAACAACAGACTTAGAACTAGAGAAATCACCAGCAGAGAACAGTGTCCCAGTGGTTGAATCTTTAGTTGCGCTACCGCCAATGTTAATAAAGCAACCCGCTACTGTTCCTGTGCTGGTCATAGAGAATGACACAGCAGAAGAAGTTGGCTTGCTTGCGGCAGAGGCCGCAGCAAAAGATGGAGTAGGACGGTTGCCGGAATAAGCTGGAGCGTTAGCGCCACCAACTTCTAACCAACCGGGGTGAGAAGCTTGAGTGTCTGTAGCTGCTACAGTACCTGTACCTTTTAAACCCATCACGACTGCGCCAGCAGCTGAGTTACCAAGAATAGTATTTAGGGTCAAGTTTTGCCCCACAGTTACAACCAAGTTTTTAATAGGTTCTTCCCATTTGATAAAACCATCAATGCTGTAGCAAACAGCATGGTAGTAACCTTCAATTGACATCTGGTCAGAAGGCATTGTGTTGTATTTTGTAATTGCGGCTACTTGGTCGGTAGCGGTCAGTTTATCCAAGCTCATGTGAGACTCCTTAATTAGAAGAACGGATCAATGCTGCTGTGGCTGTGTTTGCAGGCATTGTGATGGTGAAATTGGTAGATGTTTTGTCAGACCCAAAGTCCAACACAGCAATGGATTTATTACCTTGCGTGACGTTATAGATCAACGCACAACGAGCCGTAACCGATGCGTTAAACACCACATCAGCAAAGTCTACATAGGCCGTAGAACCTGACGAGTTAATGGTTACGCCAGTCAAGGCCACCCCGCCTGCAACGTATCCTGTACCCGTCACCTCTGCGGTGGTTGTGTAAACAGTAGTTGCCTCGTTTAAATCAGCATTGGCCGTGTACAGGGCAATCTTTAGCGTATTGGTAGCTAAATTGTGAACGCCCGTGTATAGCTCTGTCTTAAAGCTGGTCGTTTGGGTTTGTAAAATATAGCTCATGAAACAGGAATCCTAATTTGACCATCCCTGTATGCGTCGGCGCGTTGTTTGCCGTCACCCAAGTTCTTCAAGAGCGCAATAGCTTCAACGTACCGTTCTTGATACAGTTTATACATGCCATCATCAGTGCCACTCTTCATGTAAGAACCCGCTTCACAAAGCGTGCCATACAACAGTGCAGAATCAAAGTTATCACCTAGCCAAGTCACATTTGCAGACACAATTGACTCTGGATAATAATAGTAGTGCAGTTCAGCGTAGTAGTTGGCATTTGGCGTAGGGCCAAGAATGAACGACAACTCGTTCACGTTAGCTGACTGTGGGCCAAAAATAGCGTAGTGTTTAGGCTCAGACTGCTGCGCACTCAGAGGGTATGCTTCACGGATAAAGTTCACATCTTTATTGAGCAAGTACAAATAGTCGCCTTGGAAAACCACAGCGCCATTCACAGTGCCGCTATTGGCTACAGTCAAAGTAATTGTTGTGCCGTTGATGCTACGCACAATAGCGTTTGTGCCAATGTTTGTACCTGTAACCTGCTGACCTACTGCAATACCTGTTGCGCTGGCTACAACAATAGTCTTTGCGGCAGAAGTGCCGGTAGCTGTTGTTGCGTTGTACGGATAGATGGCTAGGCTATACGTTGAAAGAAAGTCTTCTGGGCAAGCTAAATACTTATTGCCGTTAGACAATACACCCGTCACGTTCTTACGCAAGTTAGCAATCTGCACCGTGTTATAGATGCGTTGCTCCGCCTGCTTGATCATTGTATTGATCGTAGTCGTATCAAACGTGTTCTGCGTGTAGTCCTGTACCGCAGTAACAAGTTGGGCGTAAGTCATTGCCATTGTATAAACCTCAAGCCATCGGGCCGCGAGCCATCAAACCTTTAGTAGCCGCGCCTGTACCGCGAACTTTGATACCAGTTGTTTTTGTTGGTTCGTTACCAGCAGATTTGCTGATAGCGCCAATACTCACATCGTAAGTATCAAGCTTACTGCGGTTAGGTTCTTTACCGGGGTTAGTAGAAGCCTTGACTTCCTTGCCAGACATAGTGTGTGGCTTAGCATAGACTTTGGCATCGCCAACTTCCTTACCCATCATTTTTTTGCTAAATGTAGCCATTACTTGCTCCCAGATTTCTGGTTATTTGCGCGAGACAAATTACGACCCATCATCTTGCGATCCATACTGGTAGGGCCGCCTTTTTTAAGCTTAGTCATAGGCTTGCCGGGATGCATAGCTTTTTCGTGTTTATGCACGGCTCCAGCCATCATCTTCTTGTCTTGTTTTAAATCTGCTTTATCCATTTTAAGCTCCTTAAGATACCGTTACTGTACCAACAAATGTCGTTGCCACCAAGTAGTTTGGTGTCAAGTCCGCATCAAAATTACTAGCCCCGCCAACCGGATACCAGCCCCACTGTATGTCTCGTGAACCACCAGACAAATTACCATTCACGTTGACACCAGAAGTGACATACGTTGTATCTCTACGCGGATTGCGTAAAGCTTGTGGATCATCTACTGGAAATGTTCCCAGCATCAACTGAGGCTGATCAGGATCCCAGCACTCAGGACAAACCAACAACTGATACTGACGCTGCTTAATAATTTCTGTCTTAAGCGTTTTTAACTTGTACTGCTGTCCACAGCGATCACATTCAGCAATCGCTATCTTGCCGGATGCGAACCGATTACCCATTAGTAACCCCCACCGCTACCAATAAACATCTGACGAGGAACAAACCTGATAGCCGCTTTTTCTCGGTCTTCACCTGCGGCTATGTCAAACGTCTCATCATAAATTTGCTTAAGCATCTGAATACGTGGCATCAACTCAGGGACTTTGACAGCAATGTGGTACGCCAAACCTGCTGTAAGAGCAGGTAGGAAGCGGAAGTTCATATCTGCTGTAGCTGAACCCGCCCCAGCATCTTGCACTCTACGCAGTCTCCAATATACAAACTGATATGTAGTAGAGTTATCAGGTGTGGGCCACACGGTCACAGCTGGTAGTTGAGGAACAAACACCGCAGTGCCATCAGCTTGCGCGGCGGCTGTTGTATTATTCTGTCCACGGAATACACCACCTAGGGTATTCCCTGATACATAAGTGTAGTAAATATCTTCTGAGCCAAGACGGATAAATCCTGAACCAGCTAGTCCAACCACCGTGTCAAGCGTGATCGTGGTGTCCGTGGAGGTGAGGGCTCCGCTAAGAACCGAATCCGTTGGATTAACTTCTCCAGAAAGCCTTTGAACCCAGACTTGGATGGGACGGGCTTGTTGGAGCTTATTGGGAATCGTAGCATAAGTAGAAACACTGATACGTGTAATGGTCAAATCAGCTTGGGTAGACGCAGTGTTTTGACCTGTACGAATAACCTGTTCAAGCAAATCAATAGTGTCTGTTGGCAAAGCATACGTTGCTAAGCCGGGAGTCAGAGTAATAACACCCTGCTCCATTGTCCACATGTTGATACCTTTGTTTTGCCACTCAATAGTCATTAGGTTCATGGAACGACGTGCTGTACGCAAGTCGTAGCCAGAACGCATCTCCCGACCCGCACGCTCCCACGCTTCCTCGGCAATCTCCGTGAAGTCCATGTTAAAGAGTGTGGTTCCGGTAGTGGTCATCTAAAGCCTGCCGTTTTCTTTGCAATA